TAGCTGTACCTGAAGTTGCAGATAATTGTAAGTTAGCTAATGATTGAGCATCACTTGCCGCTGCAGTTGTAATACCAAGCACTACTTTATGAATAAAGAATTTACTTGCTGTTACTAAAGCATCTGGGTGGTCTGTATTTAAAGCACCTAGTTCTACTAGAACATCATTGTCGCCATAAGTTGTTGCTGCCGCATTTGTTCCAGATAAATCTATTGCAAATGTTTGTATTTTTCTTGTACCTAAAGAAATTAATTGTCCAGTTGAGTTTACTGAGAAACCTGTTTCTGTAAAAACACCAGATGTAGCATCTTTATTTACTACGTTAAAACCAGCTTCAGAACGAACTGAACCTGAAAAAGTTGAATTTGCCATTATAAAAACCTCCTTGGTTATATAGCCCTTATTACATAGTCTCTATATCGTCTGCTTACGCAGTCTATGTAACTTAATAAAGATAAGGGGGGATTATCCCCCCCCTTATATCGTACTTTATGCTCCTGGTGAGCCGAAGATACATCTCCAGTCAGAGAATCCGAAAGAATATCTTTCAGATGCTTTGAATCGCATATTTCCTGTTTCGAAGTCAGGTTCCATTGAAGTCTTCAGTGGTCTTCTTTGGAACATTTTTAGACCTGTGTTTGTCATATCAGTCAAGATAAAGAAAGCATCAGTGTCAGTTAAGTAGTGATTTACTACATAACCTTCTGGAAGCATTCCCATGCTTCTTAATGCGTTTGTATCGTTATCCGCTGTACCAACTCTTAAATCACTCTTCAAAATTCTTTGAGCAGTGAAAGCTAAGTCTTTTGGTATTACTAATTTACGAGCTTGAACAGCTACTGGGATGTCTCTGTCATCTGCAAAACCGCCAATAGAAATAATAGCGTTTTCTAGAGATGATTCAGATAAATCAGCAGCAGTTGAAGGCTCGTTAGCCTGTGAACCAGCCATGAGTGTTGGGTGGTCAGTAGCACAAAGCTCCTTACCATCTCCACCTACAAAGCTAGAGCTAAATGCATTGTTAAGTACGTTAGCAGCTTTCACTTGTTTTGTGTAAGCCATTGAACGTGCTAATGCAGAAGTATATCTCTTTGAAAGAGTATCATAGAGGTTATCCTCTACTGCTTCTTCAGTGATTGCAAAAGCTAGTGCAACTGTTTCATGCACATATCTTGCAGTCCACTGTTCGGCAGCAGTATCAAATTCTACAGAAGAACCCTCTGACTTTGTTGGTGCAGCACCAAATCCTGTCAATAGTGTTTCTTCTTCGAATGCTCTATCTGATGTCTCTTCAGTAAAGATTTCTGCGTGTTCACGCTCCCAACGCTTGTACTCCAAACCAAATAAGGCGTGGAGACCTGGTTCCAACTCTTTTACGAGTTGACTTCTTGAAATTACAGCCATGTTTTATTCTCCTATACCTATACGCCTGGGGTACCCTGGTCGTGTCCAGCTAACTCATGTTCAAATACAGTTACCTCTAACACACCGTTTGTACCGAAAGCGTTTTTTGGTGTTTCATATAGACCAAGGATTCTCATTCCTGCTGTTCCAGTTCCAGTTGTACCTGAAATCTCAAACTTTGATTGTCCTGTGCTAGTATCACCTGTACCAGCAACGTGGTCTGCTAAGTTTCCAATGTCAGCAAAGTCAGCAGAACCTGCTGATTGAATTGCGTAAACAATTGAGGGGTCGTCATAAATATAAGCAGTGACATCGCCACTACCTTGTGTAGTTGTACCTGTTGGGAAATATCTTGCGAATTTCACTTCCCCATCTGATGCAGTAAATTGACAACCTGCGAATACGCCTAGTATCCTACTACCAGCTGCGGCTACATCAATGTAACCTGTGCCTAGTAATTTAACGAAATCACCACTAAAAATATTTGATGATGTCGCAGACGCTATTTTGTATTCATTGGTTCTAATTTGTCCACCAGAAAGATGTCTAACAGGTCTTGCTCCAAAAGCAGCATCTACATTTGCCATGTTTTTCTATCTCCTATGATAAATTAAAGTTAATAAACAACCCCATACGTAATTCTAGTCTTCTGTTTTCTTCTTTCCAAAAGAAACAGAACTTTTACGCCTTTGTGTTACTGGCATCGAAGGATGTTGTTCTTTCAAAATATCAGCATCAACAGCTTCAGTCTGAGTCTGAGTTTTATTTTCATAATACTCTTTCTTAGCTTCAGCCATTTCAGCAGGTATCTTAGCAAGAACTAAATCTCCTGTGCCAATCACTCCAGTGTATTTTCCTGATTCATGTACGGGGACATCGAAGTCTGGGTGTTCATCTTTTCTTACGAACTCATAACCTTCACGTTTTTTCTTGGCTATGTTTCGGGCATCATCCTCCCCACCCATACTCACTCGCAGCCAGCGATATTTAATGCCGTCATCGTTTGGCTTTGGAGCATCTAGATATGAAGGAGGTGTATAAGTTACTTTTCGTTTCTGATGAGTTCTAGAAGACTTAACATCAGACGTTATATTTTTATTGGTCATTTGTATTCCTCACAAATTTCGCATATTCATTTAAAGGCACACCTAGTTTTCGAGCCATTGCCATTTGACTGGCACTTAAAGTGACTTTGTTATTAGGTGCGGATGGTGCACGAGATACACTCGCTACGACTTGCTTTGGTCTCGAGCCACTTTTACTCATATTTGGAAAAGCGACTGTTAACTGCCTGTCTAATTCGGAATAATATTCCTCTGATGAGGGGTCATATCCTTCCATTTTTAACTGAGCATCAATTGCGTATGCCGCTCCAGTTTTAGCTGCATCCTGTCCAAACCAAGCGTTAACTTGTGCCCACTGAAGTGCTCTTGGGTCAGGTTGTACCTGCTGCTGTTGTTGCGGTTGTTGTTGTGTTGGTGCGTTTTGTTGCATTTGCTCGGCTTGTTGTGCAGTTGCTTTCTGCTTTCTATCAAACAAATGTTGTTGTCGCTCCAAGTCTCTAATTTCAACTTTTGCGTCAGTTATATCTTCTAAAATCTTTACTTCTTCATCGGTATTGCCAGTCTCTTTAGCACTTCTGTGTGCTATACGGGCTGCCTCCAAAGTTCTATTTGCAGATTTTATTTGATTTTGAAAATAGTCTTGCTGCAAGGTGTTGTAATCATTATTTAAAGTGCTTTTTCTTTCTAGCTCTCTATTTAATGTTTCAACTTGAGATGCTAACTTTGCTCTTTCGTCTCGCTCTGTAGCACGCTCTCTTACTAGCTCGTCTATTCTTCTTTGAAGTCTCGATTTTTTCTTGGGAGCAGCTTCTACTTCTTCAGTTTCTTCTGCTTCCTCTTGAGGTTGTTCTACTTCTTCCTCTACCGCTTCTTGATTTTCATCAGCAGCGTCTATAGCTTCTTCTGGGTCGATTGCTTCCATAGTTTCAATAGCTTCTTCAGTATTGAACTCTTCCATTTTTTCAGTCTTCCCGTCATCCACTAACTTCATCGGTTTTTTTTCCGAAGTATCATGTAGTACTTGCATAGGTTTCTCCTAAGGATTGTACGCTACAAAAATGTAGCTGGTTAATAAAAGTGAAATTAACTTATTTCACTCACATCTGGGACTGTGCCCAGAATCTCGTCATCGTTCATGATTCGTAGTTCTGCTTGACCGTATTTAAAACGGTGTCCAGCATATTTTCCGAACATAACGTAATCTCCTACTTTACACCAAGGTCCTGTCATATCTTCTCTTTTATATGCATCCGAACCCACCTCAACGACTTTGCCGATTGAGGCTATAGCTCTGTGGTCTTCAATAGACTTACTGGGTAGATAAATACCCATGTTTGTTTTATTAGCTATGTCTAAAGTTTTGATTAAAATTCTGTGACCTGTTGGTCTGGGGTAGTTCTCGTTTTTTAATTCGACTTCTTCTAGTTTAAATGTTGTGTTAGTCATCTAGTTCCTCTATGTTTTTAGCAGTTTCTCGTACTATTTCTTTAGCTAGAACTAAACCTCTTAATTGTCCAACAGATTTTTCAAAGTTTTCTTTGATAATCTTACCATCAGCAAAGGCATTCTTTCTACTCTCTATTTCAGAGTCAATTTTATTTAGAATGTGTTTTACAGCCTTTGTTAGTTCCACTAACTAGAATGTACCCTTGAAATATTTTTTTGCAATAGACTTAGAGCTTTTTTTAGATTTGTGAGTTGGCTTGCCGCCCATTTTAGGTGCAACAATACCACCTTTATTTAAAAATTGTGGTTTTTTACCCATCTCCTCTGATACATCCTTTTTGAATTTTCTTGCTCCTTCAGTTAATCCAGCCCCTATACCTATTTTCGTAGCTGTGCCTGTTTTTGTAGGTCCTACCTTAATTCCAAGTTTATTTAATAACTTCTTAACATCACTTGCCTTTGCACCTTCAAATTTTTTTAAATCTACACCTAATTTTTTAGCCATTTCTGTAGCTGTTTTTGGTGTAATGGCTTCTCCGCCTTTTTGGATTAGCTTTCCTCCACCTTGTATGAGTTTTCCTATTCCTGCTAAAATGCTCATTATATGTACCTTTTACTTCCTTTCATTTTTACAAATGTTCCTGATTTATATTTTTTTCTTTTTTTCTTTGGTTTTTTTGGTTTAACCATACCACCTTTTTTCAAGGCTACTTCTGGTCTGTCGTCTTTTTTCTTTTTTTTCTTTTTATCTTTTTTGTCTTCTTCTTCCTCTTCCATTAATTTAGCTATTAAATTAGTAATAGTGTCTGATGTTGATTCCATTGTAAAAGGAATCATAGAACCAGAGGAGACAGGTCTTTTAACTGCTTGATTAAACATCATGTTACCAGCAGGTTGTAAAAAATCTTGTAATTTAGTTCCAAATCTATTTAAAGTATTAATACCACCCTGCATAAATCTTTGACCTTGTGGGCTGCCAGCAACTCTGGCTCCTGTGCCTAGTGCTCCTATACCCGCTGCCATGTAGGGTAGTGCTAATAGTGGAAACATTATTTATCCTTTAATTGTTGTTTGGCTATGTCAGCCATTGTTTTTTCTCTAGCAAGAGATTTGTTTGCTCTAGAGCGTAGTGCATCTCTTCTCTCGTTAGACTCAATCTTTTGTGAATCAACTGCTATATCAGACTCTGCTTTTGCTCTATCTAACTGTAGCTTGGCGATATCAATCTGTGCGTCTGCAGCTTCCTTCTGTTCTTTCATGTTTAACTCACGGTCTCTGTCTGCTGCTCTCTGTTGTGAGTCTGCAACTTTTCTATCTGCTTCTTGTTTCTTGATAGCTAAGTCTTGCATTGCAATCTGAACTCTTGGGTCTTGCATCTGCTGTGCCTGTGCAGCTTGCTGTGCTGCCATTTGATTTTGTTGTGACATCTGCATTGCGGCTTGTGCCTGCATCTGAGCTACTTGATTTTCTACCTCTGGTGGTAGTGCCTCGTATGCCTCATCTTTTCCTGGATTTGCTCTGTCGTATTCTGGTGCTGGTGGTAAATCCATACCAGTCATCGCAGAAATTTGTAATCTGTATTTGTGTGCCATGTGCTCTTGGATGTGAGCTATGATATTGCCAGCTAGTGCTTGTGCTACCTGTGGTGACGCTGGTGTCATTGTTGGGTCGCTTAACATAGCTTGGTGTACGGCAACGTGTGCATCGTGGTCTTGAGATGCGTATGCCTTAACGGGTCTACCATACATCATGGCGTAATTTTCTGTGACTGGGTCTTTTCTCTTAGCCCCCATCTCAGGTAATAAAATCTCATCTACGTTCTTAACATCAAGAGCTTCATACAATCTCCTGTATGCTTCTTTCATGTCGTGTATCTGTGGTGCAGCCGCAGCAGCCTGTAGTTGTGTCTGTGCTAATAAAACTCTCTGTGCAGTTGAGAAGATGTTTGGGTCAGATACTGGTAGAATATCTATTCTATCGTCAAAATCTTTACTAAAGATAAATCTGTTATCACCCTCTACTCTGTAAGGATAATAATCTGGTAAGAACTCTTTGTTAATTCTTACAATAATTTTAAATTCTTCTCTCTGGGCTTTGTGTAGTCTCTTGTGAATAGAGGACATCACTTTAATGCCCTGCTCTAAGAGAGCAATGGTTGTACCCACTGGTGCGTTGGCGTTCATGTCGCCAGCTTGTAAATCTGTTATGGCAGCTAGTCTTCTACCCTCTTGTGTCATAGAGCCTAATAAGGCGAATAGAGTTTGTGATGGCTCTTTAAATGGTAGTGGCACGATAGACTTTCTAATATCATCTCCGTATCCCTCAACATCTCTGAACTCACCAAACCCAACTGGCTGTTCTCCCTCAACCCTCATACCTCTAGCTTTGAAACCACCAGGTAAGTTAGCAAACTGTCCTGCATCTACTAGTGAACGCAGTATAGTTGTGACAGACTTCTGAAGATTGCCTAATAGGTGTACATACCCCATGCCGTAGAAACCAAAACCAGGTAAAAACTTGTAGTGTACGAAGTGTTGTATTCTTTTAAAGTTTGGGTCGTCTGGATTAAAGTTTTCTCTAATCGATAAAATCTCTCTTGTCTCTTTGCAGATAGTTACGATGTAGGGACAGGCAAAATCTTTTTCATAACCAGGAATATCTAGGTCAACGTGCATCTCTAGCAGAGTTAGTCTGCCATCTTTTTGATAATTCTTAGATGGTGTAATACCTTCTATGTCTTGTATCTTCTGTCTGATGTCGTTAGAGTCATCCTCTTCTGGGTTCATGTCAATATCTGTATCTCGATAAAAACCAGAGTATATTTTCTTTTTCAGTTCGTTTTGAGTGATGCGAATAATGTGTGTGTATCTACCAGAGGTTCTTAAATCTATAGTGTTGTATGATACAACGAAGTCTGTAATAGGAATAAAACGTGAGATAGGTCTCTTTAGTATTTCATCGTAGTAAATTTTTTTAAAACAGCTACCAACTATCGGTAAGTAAAATAACATCTGGTCAAAGTCATCAAAATACTCTTCCATAGTCTCTGTGACTTGATAATTTAAAAATTCTTTAACTCTGTTCGCTTGCTTAACAATCTCATCGCTCTTCTCACCAACGATTTGAGTTTTTACTGGTCCACCAGAGGGGAATAACTCTTTAATTGCTTGTGACTGGAACTGCACAGCACCCTCAATCATCATGGGATGATGTGCAGAACAAGCTCCAGGGAAAGGATTCTGTGAATCTTCTAATTTTAAACCAAGAAGCTCCATACCCTTCTTGATTGTCTCTTCATAATCTTTTCTTGATTGAACATCCGCCTCAAACGCAGCCAGAAGCTCAGATGAAATTGTCTCTAAATCCTCTTCATCAAGACTCTCTGCAATGTTGTCCGATAAAATCGGCTCTTCTTCGACAGTACCCTCAGCAACAACAGTTATTTCCTGTTCTATTAGTGGGTCTACTGCACCTAAGGGTGTTCTAGCCATTAAAATATTCCTTTAAAATTATTAAATCCTCTTTTTGCTGCTCCAGCACGTCTTTTTGTTAAACTTTTCGATGATTTTTTTACCATACCACCATCTTTTTTTGTTTCAAGGTCTTTTACTTTCTTTTTAAGTAAATCAAAGTTAAATTTTTCTGTTAATTTTCTATCTTTAAAATAATTATTTACTGCTTCTTTGCCAAACTTTGCGTATCCTTGTAATAATGCATTTGCTCCAGATTTTCCTGAAAAAAATTTTGCAATTTGACCCATTAAATTTGCAACCATTAGAATACGCCTTTAAATTTTGTGCCTTTTATAGCCGCTCCACTACCACGAGATTTCTTTGACTTGGATTTTTTCTTTTTAGCGAGTCCTCCATCCTTAAAATTACCCTCTATATCATCAAGACTCATTTTACCTTTCATGGTACCACCGCCTTTTGTTCCTGAACCAAATATACTAGATGGTATACTGCCTTGACTTTCTTCTAATATTTCCTCTACCTTACTCTTTTGTTTTGGTTTGCTAATAATTTTACCGCCAGCCTCTAGTAATCTCTCTGCTTCTTTAAGACCTTTAACAATAAATTTTTTACCTTTTAATAAAATTGTTATCATTAGAATATTCCCTTAAATTTTGTTCCTTTTACTGCAGCACCTGTGCCTCTAGCCTTGGGTTTTCTTTTGACAACTCTCTTCTTGACAGCTCCGCCACCTTTGAAGCCCTCTACGCCTCTTCCTTTGAGAATATCTTTTTGAGTTACCTTGCCGTCTCCAGTTAAGTCTGGAAACTTAGCATCTCCACCGTTAGCCATTTTAAGACCCATGCCTTTTTTACGGGCTTCCATCATTCCGCCCATAGCTTTTCCCTCCACAGTTTTATCGACTACGTTTTTTAATTTATCATACAAGGGTTTACCATATTCATTAATAAAAACTTTTGGACTAAAAGGGTCTTTTCCCTTTGCATCCATTTTTCTTTTGTAATCGTTAAGTTCTTTTATTGTTAATCCTAGACCTGTTCCTTTAAGTAAAGTTTTAGTTAAAAATTTAATCATCCTTATCCTCCTAATGATTTCATGTGCTCCGCCATCTCATTTGCCCTGTTGGGGGTCTGCTTTGCCCAACGACTATCGAGCATCTGGATTGAAGCCTCTGTGTAGTTTGGTGGGCTAGCCTTGAGAGCCTCCCACATCATTTTAAATTTAGAGACACCATTCCCGCCTAGCTGGAAAACCATCTCCGTTATTATGTCTTGTCCTTCTTCGTTTATCTCTGTCTTCTCACACATATACGTTGCCGTATCTACTGCGTGCTGTAAATCTTTTTTCAGTATCTCCTCGAGATATTCTCTCTCGTATACCTTGCCGTCTTCCCAGTGGTCTTCCACACAGAGATGTCCGTAGCCCACGGTTCGCTTTTTTAGTGTATCCAGATAAACCTGGTCACGAAAACCCTCGTGTCTCTTAACTGATTCTAATAGTGATTCATTCATTGCCAATAACTTCCCTTCGGTCCTGTCGCTTCCTCTATCTGTGCGTCTTGGGGGTGGCTAACCATCCAGCCCTTACGCAATCTAATTAACGCCTGCGATAGAGAATCAACTAGGTCGTCATGCTTTGT